ACGCAATCGTATTCACCGTATCAATATGTGTTTGGCTTTGGGCTATAGTGGTAGCACCAGATGCGTAGGCATCAAACCCTCCCAAGTGTACTGCAACTGCTGAACTATCGTAAGCCATCTATCGCTCTCCAAAAATACCCAAAAAAAAGAGTCGCTCCACTATCTAACCATATTACTGCCATCTATTACCTTCCACCATACGCTCCGTGCCTGGATCTTGCCTCTGCTCCGTAATCTGCTGTTTCATATCGTCCTCTTGCACCTGCTGTTGTCACGGGTCCGATCAAAGTGCCATCATCGTTGCCTTTGATTTCGTCGAAGTATATTGTCCCCGACGTTCCGACATCAATCCCACCCGCTGCGCCTACTCTAAACTCATCCAAGTCTGCGGTTGTGGACCAGGTGTCATAATTATCTCCAGTCAATGTTGATATTTCTATTCCATCAAGCCAAAGTTTAATCCGCCCATCAAACGCAGTCGGGCCGGTGGCTCTAGTCACTTCATACTCGATAAGATGTACTTCGTCTGTGAGTAGAGTGTCAGCACTATCTGCCCAGGAACTGTTATCATCTCTGAGTCTAGTGTCTATATAATAAGCTCCCGAAGTCCACATTAAGCGTATTTGGAACCGCGCCGTCCCCAATCGCATCACTGTAGAAATGTTGAAATTGTCACCCTCGACCATTGTGATTCCGTTTGGGTCAAAATAGAAACGAAATCGAAGGATCTCTGTCGTTAACGTCCAAGTCTTCTCCGCATAAATAGCTGTCGTATCGTCCACAAAGGCTTGCATACCATAGGTGGTTCCTAACAACGCCGCGGCTCTAGTTACAGAAAGATTGCCGCCATCTTCAACCGTTGTGTCAAAATCGCTTAAATCGCCATTCTCCAAAGTTATGTTAAATAGTTCTGCCATTACCTCTCATCCTCTGGCCAAACAGTAGGCTCTTTTCCCATTGCGTAAGCAAAACTACCGTCCCTGTTCTTATGGGTGAAGAGCTCCGACCCTTCTCCGCCAGGAATCCGGTCCCGCACCCTGGTTTGAACGGAATCCTCTGTGTTATCGGAGTCCCGCTCTGTTATGGTCAGGACGGTTGTTTTTGACTTGGTCCGTATAACCAGGGCGTCCGTGTTGTTTCTGGGGGGGACGCCAAAACTTATTAATTTTGTTTCCATCTTGTCTTCCAAATACCCAAAAAAAAGAGACTCAGGACCATTGTGTATGGATTCCTGAGCCTCTGTATAAGCTCGTGATACAGCACTTCAGCCGGAGCAACCCGGCCTATGCCTATTCTTTTGGGTGGTGCTATTTCATTTAATAAAAGCCAAGAAGGGCGATGGCGTCTGTTGCTGTGGTTCCCGCCCCGCCGTCGGTCTTCCAGTCTACGAGTATCCAGCTATCACCCTTCAAATCAATTCCAGAAAGCTCGTTTACCTGGTCGGCGGTCCCATCAGTAGCTCGCAGCGCATTATTGCGGGTGTTATCGGCGTCAATGGTTATTGTGTCGGCGTAGAATCCGATAAGGGCTGTGTCGGTGTCTGTGGGGTCAACCGCTGTGGCGATGGCACCAGCGGTCATTGTGAGGGTTGCCAGATGATAAGGGGCCCCGTTGGTCCCCCAGAGCCATATCTTGCATGAAGCCGTGAAGTCCTCGGTATCAAGAAGCAGGAACCGCAACCGAACGCCATTGGCGGTAGTGGGTAGCTCAACGGCCTGGGTGGGTTTGGCTGAGTAGTCAGCGAAATTGGTTAGGGTTGCCATGCGATAGGCGGTGTCTGAGGCTTGATCGTCCGCCCGGCCCACCTTCTGCCAAAACAACCGCTCCGTTTTTAGTTGCCCATCACTCACGATATGGCTCCTTGATTAGGATATAAAAGATACACCTTGTCGGCAATTCCTACAATATAGCCAGGATTTCGTCCTGTTCAAGGAAAATATATTTTTCTTCCGACTCTTCAAACTCGATTCCTCGGTATTTGCGGTATAAAACCCGCTGCCCAGCCTTCACCTTTATCGGGACTCGCTGGTAATCGGTCCGGGTTTCATTCAATAGCTCGCCATCACCAATAGCGATTACCTCACCCATAAAGGGCCTTTCCTCTTCCTGGACGTCGGCAGGCAAGATAATCCCGCCCTTTGTCACCTCGTCAGCCTTATCCCGGCGGACCAGGATGTATTTGCCCATCGGCTTGCACTTCGATACGTTAGCTCTGATTGTTGTCATAGCTGTCTCCTTCTAGTTATTTATTCTTCTTCCACCATCGGTACTTGTCTGTGATTTTCATCTTACGCTCTCTCCGCATAACAATGTAGCCTTCTCGGTCGTAAATAGTATCTTCGTGTATCCAGGCGTGACCCGCCCGGTGTTCTGTGATCCAGGCCCACGCCTCGTCTTCGGTGAGCCAAGAGTCGTCGTCGCCGTAAACCCTGTATCGGTCCTCACTGCCCATGGTTCTTCCTCATCTTCTTAAGCGAGTGTTCTGTCACCTATCTCATAGCAATGCCCTGTCCATCTCGTCGGAGATGGCCTGCACCTTGTCCAATGGCTGCACATCATCATCTCCATCATCCACTGGTCGCTGTGACGTGTCAGCCCACACCATATCTGGAACCTCCCTCGGAGAGGAGCCAGTGGGGGAATCCGACGTAGTGTCCGGTAATTGATCTATTTCCCTGCGTGAGAGCCGCTTGGGACGGAAACTCTCGCCGGGGTGGGTGATCCGAAACACAATCCAACCGCCCAGGAATACCGCTGATAAATTCCCGATAATTACAATCAAAGCAACCGCAACAGCTTCCATGGTTACACCTTTCCTCTGTGAGGATCTCTATTTTTCGCATTTTCAATAATCTCCTTGGCCCAGGGCTCCTTTTTGTGGACCGCATGTATCATTAAACCGTACTTAATTATTACGATGTCTTTCTCCGCATAATTATATTGTTTGACAACTTCATCAATCAGATCCCTGTGCTGCTCTCGATCAGTGCCCAGTAAGACTGCGACTGGTGTGTACGTCATTTTAGTAGTCTTCCTCGGTGCTATTTAAGACGTCTAAGCAATGGTCGGGCATCTGGGCATTGCCTAAAATGTGGTCCTGATACTCCTGGGCGTCCGTTCCGTCAGGGGTCGTGAGATCGGGCCCTTCGTCGGGGCTAGAGAAGACAGGGCAGTGCGAATCACCTTCAATAGCTAGTGCCATTGCGGTGATGGTGTCGTCGTGATGGCCGATAGCGGCCTGAATTTTGCCCTTCTTGTCTCGCTGGAAGACACACATCTCTTCGACGCACACATCATAATACAGCTTAGGTGGTGATTGCAACTCTATTATTTCTAGAGCCTCCCGCAAATTGGAGTAGAGGAATCCGCGGTTAGCGGTGGTGGTTCGATACCCCAGGTCGTCGGCCACTATATCCTCGGCCCATTCGTCAATATCCTTTCTACGCTGATAGATCCGGTTATAGAGCGGCCAGGTGTCCACCTTTCCGACCAGGACACCCAGTACCGCGGCCCCATTAAAGTTAATCTCGGGCACTTGCCAGGCGTGATTGTACCACATACCCAGGAGCCATAGCTTCTTGCCGTAGGTGATCGGGTCCAGGCGGCACCGTATAAAGGCGTCAAATCGGCGTCGGGTACGATTAAAGACCGCGGCTACCGACCAATCGCGGGATGAATCTATATTGCCAGGGTCCGCCAGCTTTCCTTCGGCCACGTCAGCACCAATAACATACTGATCGCCCTTCCTGGGCTTGTGCCATACATCAACCTGCCATTGGGGCCATTTGGGAGCGTTAACCACCTTCATTGTTTTGCGGGTCTTGCGGTTGGCATTACTGAGAACAACCCGCCATTTGGGCTTGCGGCAGGACTTCTTGTGATGAGCGATGCAGTCGTCAGAGAATAGCGACTCGCCCACCATGTCCACAAATCCGCCCTGGGTCCTCACCTTTAGCTCTTTAGACTCAGGTGGGAATAGGCGGATCACCTTATCCACTTCTTCTTGGTCTAAGATCCCCGCGTCCACCGCATCCTGCATTCCCGCAACGCTATACCAATAGTCCGGGTGCTCTCGCCCTGCGTCTTGGGCCTCCTTCCAGGGTAGGTAGAACTGGAAATAGGGGAAGCTGTGGCCCGAAATAGCGGTCATGGTCCAGACAATGCGGCGTTTATAGCCAGGCCCGATACGCACAAAGAGCTCTTTCAGGATGGCTTCGGGCAACTCTTCGTCTAACCAGATCAAGGGAAGGGCCGCTCCCTGGAAGGAGGCCCGACCACTATCTGCACTCTTGAGCCTGATGATTGACCCATTGGGTAGTGGGTAGCTCATGGTGTGCTGGTTGAGGGTTACCCCTTCGGGCAGTTGTCGCGGATGGGTCGAATCGCCCTCGAATGCGGGGATAATTGAATCCCGCATCTGCTTGTAGTCAACGGAACATGCCCAGATTGTGAAAGGTGGATCAGGGTAGAATCCGCTCGGATGAGTCCCCATGGCCGCCATGACACATTCGTAAGCGCCCCAGGTGGTCTTGCCACAGCGATTCGCCCAGGCCAACAGCTTCACGCTTTTGTCAATCCCGCTGGCCTCCACCTGCTTTTCCCAGGGCTCGAAGTCTAAAAAGGGGTATTGATGGGCGATTAGGCTGGCGAGATCAACGACCTCCTGGTCGGCGTCTGGGTTTTTTGGTGGTGACTTTGGCATCGAGAACCTTCCTTGGCTGCTGGAACATTGTATTGGCAGGGATGAAACCCAATGACCTCAGCTTGGCCAGGGCGTCGTCGAAATGAAGGTGCATGTGTTGATCCGGATCCTGATCCTTGAACATACCCAAGTGTCGCCCGAGAAGCTCTAGCCCCTTGACCTTATCGAACATCTTAAGCTCCATTTCCTCCTGGAATACCTGCTGAGTGTCGTCAGTGGCGATTACCTTCCTCTTAACCTTAATAGACTGGATGGACTTCTTCTGTATGTCAGTCAGGTCGTCGAACTTCTTAAACGTGACCGTTTCCCCGTCAAAATCGGCCAGGTCGGTGAAGTCGGTGAAGGCTAGGGAAGCAATCTCACTGAGCACCATTTCAGGGGAGATAGTGAGGTTTTTGGCTCGCTTGCCTACTAAGGTCTGTAGATGGGCGTGAATACTAGGATTAGCTAAGAGCCGAACAGCGGTGACTGTGCTCCCGGTTTTAGAGTAGCCCGCCCGAATAACTGCCTGACTTCCGTTCAGGTCAATCATGTACTCTTCGCAGAATTTCTTTTGTTTTGGGTTGAGATCTGCCATAGGCGGAGTTTACACAGCAGGCCCCTTGTTGTCAATTAAATGGTGTGCTTGACCCCAAAATGACACCGCTTTGGGCGGCTTGGTACGATAATAATGGTGGGTTGTTGTCATTCTGTGTATTTTTTTGCCCGCTCAACAAGAATGTCGATAACGGTATTGGGTTCAAATAGAATTTGATTGTCCGCTTTCAAATGAGGGAGGCGCCCTGACTCCGCCTCAATTCTGAGCCATCGGCTGGAGACCTTCAGTCTTCTTGCCATTGATCCAAGGGGGAGTAATTTGTTTTGTGCTAAACACATAATCCCAGTTTAATTAACAGGCCCCTTGTTGTCTATCATTAGATCGGCCAAGATCGGCCAAGATCGGCCAAGTTCGGTCACAAGAGGGGCTGTTGTCACGCTGTGTCACACTGTGTCACACGAATTACTAAAGGTCGGTCACAAAATGATATAATAAAAGTTTTTTTTGCATCTGCTCATTTATGTGGTATACTTAAATTGTGAGTGTTTTTTAGTTTTCCCCTTTTTGAAAGGATAGTGACATGTCAAGTCTGATTCAGTACGAAACCCCCGAAGAAGAAACCATTTCCCGACAGCGAGAAATGCTGGTCATGGTTCAATCCTGGCTCAAGAGGTTCTCTCCCACCGCCCCTTGCATTGATGGTGTTGATCGAATACACCCCATGCTAGAGGCGGTCAATGATGTCCTGGACGACCCGCACCCCTCTTTTCAAGGTCAGGAGGAAATATAATGTCTGCGATTACTAAGATCACATCCGCTCGTTTCTGGACCTACATCAATGGCACCTGGTCCAAGATTACCGTCAAACAGGGGCAACAACTTCACTGGAGCAGGCACGCTCCCCACGAAGAGGGCTGGGAATCCGAGGCCTTCACATGGGTCATCTCTGGCGAAACGCTTTACCGCAGCCTCGACACCGAGTCCCAGGACTGCGACGGATATCACTCGGACGTGCTTCGCAGTTCGTGTCATATTCCTCGGGGGCTGAAGGGTAGATCCGCTATTAAATTCGGTCCCCATCGTCAGCTTACCTCTATCGAAAGCATGATCACCCAATTTATTCGCGTACCCTCCTGGATCAAAATCCACCACGATCAATACGACCAGCGTGCCGAGGCAGCTGGCTACTAAAACATCTTAACTATTACCCTTAACCCGGCCACGGAGGGCCACCAGAAAGGATTTTACATGTTATCACCAGAACAAGAAACCGAACTTAAAAGCATTGTTTATAACACCCTGGACTTTTGTGGCGGAATCGTGACCGCGGTAAGGGAGTGGTGTTGGGAGAACGAAATTGATTATGCACCAGCGGTGGAACAATTAGTGTTCCACTACTCAATGGAATATACCGCGGAATCCAAAAATGGATCGTAGATGGGCTTACAAACCTAAACGCCCTCTTGCGGCGAGCTCGCCAGGGAAACCCCTATGCTTCAATGCGAAAGGCTTATCCCGTGTTACTGTGTTTCCTGCCTTGGCGGTACGCCCCGAGCTCGCCGCACTCTTGATACAAGCCGTGATGAGGCTTCTCTTGCCCGAAAGGGCGAGGGGGCGGTGGCTCCGCCCCCTTTATTTTGCTGAACCAGGTGCCGTTTGTCGGGAGTGGCGTGCGACCCGCTCTGGGCGGCGGCACCTGATATTTTGAAAGGGCCATTGGTATGATACGATACCCGCTATTATTCCTGATCTGTATTGAGATAGCTTACCTAGCCTCCACCCCACGCGGGACCATGGACCTTGACGAACCCGAACTCACCCTGCCGCAAAGGATCGAAACAATGGAAATAACCCCCGCACTAACCGACGTACTGCTTCCCAGGCTGATAGATACGCTTATTCCCCCATTGATCCAGGTGGAATCTGGCGGAGACGACAGGGCGATTGGCGATGGTGGTAAGGCGGTGGGCTGCTTGCAGTTGTGGAAAATCTATGTGGACGACGTTAACCGGATCGACCAGTACAAAACCGAGTTTACCTATCAGGACCGATACGACCGAGACAAGAGTATCGCTATGGTAAAGATCTTCCTGGCCCACTACGGCAAGATGAAGCGGGTGAAGCCATCAGATGAAGACCAGTGGCTTCGGATGCTGGCGGCCATGCACAGGGGGCCTCAAAGGTATCGAGACGTTAAAGCCGCTCGCTTTCGCTCAGAATACGCTAACCGCGTCATGGACGCATACAAGGAGATTTATGATTATGAATAGTACAAATGACGACCAATTCACGGAAATGGCGGACATCGTCTTGCCTGGTCTGCTACAACTCCGCAAGGAGGTGAACGCCCTGGCGGCAAACATGGCGGCAGAAGCGGCACTCAGGCGAGCTAAGGGTGGTGATCTTGACGGTGTCGTGTTTGTTAAACTTCCCTTATAAGATCAAAGCCCAGCGGGTAGCCCCGCGAATGCTGCCGGGCGCGTTTTGTTGTTGTTCTCACGGCAAGGCGGTCCGGGGGCAGGGCTTTAAAGTATTGACAAACAACAATGACTTGGTACTATTGAATGATGAGCGTTCTTAATAATATCACAACAAATACGAAATACTAGCTGTCCAGGGTTCATGTCACAGGATAAGAACGCTCACACCTGGGCGGCTAGCTTTTAAAACATAGGAAATGCACGGATGCACAGAGGTTACGCAAAGCTCTACCGCAAATTTGCAAGCCATCCCTTCTGGCGTGAGAAGCGAGTCTTCTCGCGTGCGGAGGCCTGGATTGATATACTCTGGTGTGTCCAGCACAAAGAAGGGAGGGTCAAACATGTCATTAAAAACAGGGTGGTTTACACCGAAAGAGGTGAGTCAATCCAGTCCCTGGTCACCTGGGCTGAGCGGTGGAACTGGTCAAAAAGCGCGACACGGCGTTATTTCAATTTATTAAAAAAAATGCAAATGATCGACGCGGTATCCGTCACGGTTACGACACGGATAAAGGTATTAGACTTCGACATTTACAATCCGTTGCGACGCGATAGTGAACCGGAAGTGAATTTAAAGCGAAACGCAAGTGAATTTAACTTGGCACCAGACAAGAATGTTAAGAAGGATAAGAAGGTTAAACATACCAACCAGGAGTCGGTGGGTGGTGATAAAAACCCCCGTTGGGAAAAATCAGCACAGGACATCTGCCGGGCCTTTTCCTTCGCCTGCCCTAACGCCACCCAGCCATCCCTGGCAGAAGCCTACGCGGCTGTTCAGGCCTGCCACGAGAAAAACAAAGAGGGAGGCATTCTAAACGAGTTTGGGTCGTGGACGATCCGTAAGGCCATCGACAGATGCAATCGGGACACCAAATCCTGGTCTGGTGCCCTACACCACCTGGACTGCCTGGGTGTGGCAGTCCCAAAAAAACAAACCTTATCACAAGCATGAAAGGAGATTACATGTTAACAGCGGCAGAACAACGAGCCATTGACGAAACAGAAGAGATGTTGGCTAAGATCGGGGCCAGGAGGGCTCATCAGAAATTCCTGGCCTTCACCCGGATGAAATACGATGTCTTTGGGCGTCCTCAGCCCACGCCTGTTGCCCGCCACCTCAAAAAGCTGTGGTTGGCCAGGCAGAAGGCGAACAGCCGCCTACGGGACAGAGACGGCTACGCATACGACCACCAGGAGAAGCCATGCCTCTAAGGAGAAAAACAGCCATGGTTCGGAACCCAATGAATAAATACGGTGCGAAAAAGTCCTTTGGCTACGACAGCAATGCGGAGCGGGACTACTCGGAGGTCTTAGACCTGTACCGAAAAGGGAATATTATCCGGTCCTGGGACCATCACCCGCCCGCTATTAAATGGTCTACGGCGAAATGGAACGTGGATTTTCTCATCACGGCCAGGGACGGACAGGAGTTTTACATTGAATACAAGGGCTGTGAGACCGATTATTACAAGCTAAAACTTAAGTGGTTCCTCTCCATGGAACCCATACCAGCCCCGCTAGTGATTATTAAAGGCAGTAAGTCAACGGGATTTGCTGAATACAAGCGATATGGAATGGAAGGTATCCCGTTCCCATAAACGAAAGGAAGTAGACCATGAAGCATCATCACCTCCAACGAGCGGACAAAAACCAACTGGAAGCCTGGTTCAAAGCCAATCAGGACCTTTTTAAAGCCCAAAGACGTAAGGCCCAAAACGTCACGGAACTGGCAAGGCTCACCTTCAAGAACCCCGACATCACTCTCGGGAATATCCAGGGAGCGGCAAGGGCTTGTGGGCACGCATTCCGGTACCCGGCGACTGTCAAGCCCGCCAGGATTAAGCCACCATGGCCGACGAAGGGTGGTGAATACCATCAGCTGCTCGACCTGGTCGAGTGTCTCGTCCGGTTCCCCCTTAACCGGGGTCTCATTGAAAAGAAGCTCGACAAGATACTTAAGGAGCAAAAGGCCCAATGACTAGAAAATCTATAATTAAGGCCTGCGGCTGCTGCGAAAAGTCGGTCCCGGCGGCTGATATAACCACCGTCTTAGACCCTAACACAAACAGGCCACTCCAAGACATGTGCCATAACTGTTTTAGGGAACGGTACGGCTGCTATCCTGATCGAACAGGTCAGAGAGAGGTGATGACATGATTTTGTTAGAGCCGCAACCCATAGCCAACGTGAACGAATTGCACCGGATAATCTGTCAAAGAGATAAGTATAAGTACGATTGGATGAGCGTTGGCATGCAACAGCACACACAATTCTGGCGTGGCCCCACGCCGAACGTCACGGCAGTAAAAGAATCGGATGGCTTTTGGTACTGGAAAACCACTGAAAGGGTGAGCGATGAAGATTAAATTGCTAGACAGAGTACGATTTGAAACGGAAGACAGCCTATTTGAGGGCGTTATTATCAGCCTGTTTGATAAGTATGATTTTCAACGCCAGTCCCTAACAGGGCCATCTCGTTGCATCGTGCAAAATGAGGATGGGATTTGCTTAATCAAGAACCCCGCAAGAGGGGTCATTGTTGAAAGGAGTAACCTATGAGCCTAGTATTGATTCTGATTATCTTCGTACTACTATTGACTTATGGTGGTTACTGGCAGAGAAACAACGAGATTCGATGGTGGAATAAAGGAGTCTGTCCAACCTGTAAGGTCAACTGGCAGGTGTTCGACTATGACTCTCAAGGAGGCAGGGGTTATGTGTGCAAAATTTGTGAGGATCATATCTGGGTTAGTTACAAAGTGGATAAACAACCCCGAAAGCGAGGTGAGTGATGAGTGAAGTGTCAAAATATATCGACAGCGTTGAAGGTAATGCCCACCAATCGGCTGTACAGATCATAGCCAAACTAGAAGCCGAGAACAAGCGGCTGAGAAACGGCCTGCAAGGGGAAGGGTGGGTGAGTGTGGAGGACTACAAACCATGCCAAAACCCTCATGTCAATTATGTAATCGACAGCGAAGGAGAGATGATCTCCGCTTGTTACATGGGCGACGAGTGGACCGATGAGAATGGTACAGCAATAGGTGACGTAGTGTGGTGTTTGTCGCTTCGTATTCCCCAACCCCCCGAAAGCGAGGTGAGTAAATGAGGACTTTCCAAATAGTGGCCTTGTCGTGGCTGTTTGGCGTTATGTCAATTGTTATCTACTTAGACGCCCAAGCCCACTTCCAAGTCGATGTGATCCACGGCTGGCGACACCCTAAGCAACCTATCGAGGTGACAGTTATCCGGTATCACCGGACAAGTGAAGGGTGGCTTGAACCTTACGGTGGTACGAGGTTCGAGATAGACCCGAACAACTACGACATGTGGATGGCTCATGGGCCTAATTATTTCGAGCATATTACGATTGAGTTTATGAACAAAGTCAATTTTACGGATTTTGCAACAGGAGATTGAACGATGAAGAAAATGCTACTTTATCGAAATGATGGTGATGGATGGTATCGAATGAGCAGATATTGGCCGAAAGTTCTATTGGCTGATCACATAGGGCCACAAAAACTTGGCGACGTGGTAGAAGGCGGTCGTCTTGACATTTTGGTGCGGGAATCATCGCTTTTTAGTTTTTGCCCTACCGAGTTTGCCACAATCACTGGTGTTGAGCTTGGGGAACTTGAGGTGATGGAAGTAGAGTTTACTGAGAATGGCGTGCGATGGGGTCAGGTCTGGAAGTATTATCTCGAACCCTGCGAATGAAAACCCGAACATTTAAAAGGAGATTGAACGATGAAAACAAAAGTGAACGCATCAAATATCGACGAAATTTCATGGGGTAATGATGTCTTAGGAATATATTTTAGAAACGGTGGAATTGTTTATTATAAAAAAGTTCCCGAAGGAATCTACGCAGGAATTGTGATTTCCGACGCTCCTGGAAGCTACCTTAATCGGTATGTCGACGGGGTTTTTGAGTATGAGATTATCAAGCATGCTCCCGTCGCAGAGATTAATAAGCAACTCGAACACCACAAAGATACCACTGTTGGCTTGTGGGCTACCGACAAGCCAGAGTTGATACCAGAGGCTGTTAAAGATATGTTCTTCGAGATCACATACGAAACACTCTATTCATAACGATGGAACAACTTGCCCCATACGATGCAGCTAAAAACCCGAACTATTTGAAGGAGATTGAACAATGAAGAAAATGCTACTTTATCGAAGTAATGGTGATGGATGGTATCGAATGAGCAGATATTGGCCCAAAGTCCTATTGGCTGATGACGGATGGGAAAGAAAACTTGGTGATGTGATAGAAGGCGGTCGTCTCGCCGTTTTGCTGCGGGAATTATCAATTCTTAGTTTTTGCCCTACCGAGTTCACCAAAATCACTGGCGTTGAGCTTGGGGAACTTGAGGTGATGGAAGTAGAGTTTACCGAGACTGGCGTGCAATGGGGTCAGGTCTGGAAGTATTATCTCGAACCCTGCGAATGAAATTCCGAACATTTAAAAGGAGACTGAACGATGAACAAGCGGAAATGCGTATGGGTCCAGGCCGCTATCGGCCATATTGACAAATTCTACGAGTCCGACAGAGTCTATCAAACCAGTTGCGACCACGCCTATTATTTCACAGAAGGCGGGCCGGTGGAAAATGCTATGAAATACTGCTGCTATTGTGGCAAGGAATTAGAGGAATCCAATGAATAAATACCGCTTGCTACTTAAAGGCGAGATTGTCGGCTACGAGAGGCATGTGCTGGTTAATAGGTTTATTGAGATACAGCACTCTAAGGATCAGAAAGAATGGAATGACATCACAATAAACCACATCACGCAAAGATCGCCCGTTGTTGTGGAGGAATCCTATTACATCGACCACGACGACAAAGAAAGCTACATAGGCGTGACGGATTCAAAGGGTGTTGAGGTGTATGAGAATGATAATCTATCACTACAAATACTGAATGAAATACCAGAGATAATGAGGGTGGCGTTAAAGTATGGTTGCTTTGGGTATTACGCTGTTGAGCCGGAAAAAGTAAACCCCGACGACCGGGCGTGGAGGCCTTTCTACCATTCCGAAGACCACGAAATGATAAACATGGATTACTTCACCGTCATCGACAACTGTGAAGGAGGATAAATAAGATGATAGGGATGACAAGAAATCGTCAAGACGAATCTGACAGTGAAAAATTACAACGGCAACGAAAGGTGGACATCGAAACCCTGCCCGTTACTATCAATTTGCTAGTAACAAAACTTAATTTATTGGTGGGTGAGAAAGAAGCGAAAAAACTAATAAAAAAGGAGTACAAGCGTGCATATCTTAGCCCGAAAAAACGCTAAGGGATTTTTCTCAGGAGCGATACGATTCTTCTCACGGTCGATATATTCTCATGTGGAATTGGTCGCTAATGGAGCCATGCCAGTGTCGTCCAGTGAGCAGGATAAAGGCGTAAGGTGGGCTCCCTGGATCAGCGGCAACCCTGAAAAGTGGGATCGTTACGAAGTGATAGATGTAACCAACGAAGAAGATCTTGTCGTCTGGAAGTGGTGCCACCTGCAAATCGGCAAGAAATACGACTGGCGTGGCATCTTCCAATACGCCTTCCCCCACATACGCAACAAGTCAGGCGACCTAGATCGGTGGTATTGCTCGGAATTCGTCCAGGCGGCGATTGCCCAGATACGGCCTGAGCTAAAGAAGCATGTACCCAAAAGCCCCGGCAACATGATCAAACTCTTACTCGAACTTAAACTTATACGAAAGGTGGCATGATGCCAGGACTAGGAGACATTACAAGAGAACACACGATATGGTGTAGTAGCTGTGAAGCATGGGACGGTACGCATGCAGCACAAAACAGAATCGAAATGGCAGAGTGGGCTAGACTAAGGGGTTGGAAAAAGATAAAAGGGTTATGGGTATGCCCCGACTGCTTAACAAGTAAGGTGGCGTGATATGATGCAATTGTACGCATCAATCGTACGCTTGACTCAACCACTTAGGAGTAAATGATATGGTAGATAAAGAAGAGATAGAATGGTGTAAGACTGTACGTGAAAACTGCTCAGGTCCAAACGGGGAAGTGGTAACCTGTAGTAATGCGGCAGAGAGAGACGGGTACTGTATTTATTGTATATCAGACCAACTCAGAGCCGACTACGCCAAGCTGGAAGCGGAGAATAAGCAACTACACGAGGACCACTCTGAATCACTAAACATTGCTCATGTGCAAGGTGCGGCAGCCAGTCAGGATGTTATTCGTAAACTACGAGAGAGACAGCCACGCAACGAAACAGCAATCGCACAACTTGAGGCGAGAGAATTGCGGATTAAGTGTGCCAGTCTGGAAGCGGAGAATAAACGCGTGGTTGATATTATGAATTGTCGAACAAAAGCATGGGAGAAGGCAAATCTCGATTTAGCCTATGCAAAAGCGGAGAATAACCGGCTGAAGGGAAAAATCATAAATGTCTATCACATGGCTATTGACGGTCTGCCGGAGTTAAGCTCAACCCGAACCTACAAAACCACAGCAGAGTTGATATATCATTACATCAAAGACAACCAGCTACCTGGCTAACAATGATTAAACCAGACGACATCGACGCACTGAAAGCGTTCTTGAAAGGGCATTAACTAGGAACTCCGGTTATAAAAAACGTCACTGTCCCGCATATCCCGGAAATTACCAGGGCGATAATGATCGTGTAGACGCCTTTTTTGATCGTGTCTATGTCCGATTTCATTCCTCTAAATTCCGTTGACATAACAGTTACCTCATGCTCTAACCCCTCTTTGCCATTGCCATTGATGATCCTTGAAAGGTCTTTTACCTTATCAATGAGTCGTAATAATAACGCTTGTCCTGATAAATCCTGAGTCTGGTCGCTGCTGTCGGTCATAGTGGTTTCCTTTAAAAAGGTGTTATCGGGATCGTCTTTGTTGTGCCTCTTTGTTGATTTTCTTGTTCAGGTCTTTGGGTGTTAAAAACATTTCGCGGCGTTTCTGGGCGGCCTTCTTGGTCTTTTTCATCCATGTCCTGTCAATGAACCCTATTTCATTCGCCCCTAGCGCGTCCTTAGCTATGGTGATGATCTCCTTCTGGATCGCCTGGCGATGATCGGTGGTTTTCGTTTGGGCCCGGACATAATACAGAGCACTTATCGCTCGGGCGGCGTCATTGAGTTGAAGTCGCTGCTGGCGGTCTTGGTCCGACTCGGGGTTCTCATCGCTGTGGCCACGCATAATAGACTCTTCCAAAACGTCGTAAAACTCGCTTGTTGTTCGTCCACGGCTCCCGAGTTGCCCACCACGACGCCAGAGTCGGCCAATAATGGGCAGGTCGGCACCCTCAAACTCTTTATCGTTCTTAGGGACACCCAGGCCCACAACATCCAACAGGTCACCAGGGGCTCCGCCAAACATGCCGCGGACGGCGTGGTCGATTCTAACCGGGCTGACATTGAATGTCTCACCCAAAAACCGGGCCATGTGGGTGGTGTAATCGGTGTATTGTTCGGCGTTGGGTTTTCGTTCCAGTCGTCCAGGGACAATAGGCGAGTCCCAAAAGAAACTCTTATTGGCGTATTGTTCCAGGATGATATGGGGCAGGACCGGGAGCGGACTAGGAACGGCAGATCCCACAAATTCCCCAAACCACTCGGCGGCCATCTTAGGTTCCTTTCGGTACCAGGCGTCTGCCAGGGTCTCAGGTAGAGACGCGAAGATGCCGCCCAACTCAAAGGCGCGAGGGATCTTTAATACGGTCTTAGTAGGCCAGTCTATCGGAATCCACCAATACGAGTGCCGCTCCCTTGCGGTCAGTTCTTTGTACCATTCCTCATCTTTAATCTTCCACCATAGGGTAAGGGTCAAGGCGGTAATCCCCAGTCCGCGGCGTATGAATCGGCCTGGATGGTGTTTAATGGCTCGGACATACGCTCTTGGCCCTTGGATCGCGGCGTTGGAGAAGGGCAATACCTGGTTCAAAACGCGGCCTGTTTCTCCTGCGGCCCTAAAGTCTGTGGTTACCTGGGAAGCCGCTAGCATCATGCGGGCCATCTGGTCAAGGCTCATAGGGGTGCCAGGCTCCCAGCCGATCTCTTCGGCCACCAGCCGCATTTCCGCCACGCGGGTACCAGACTCGGGGGTCTGGACGATGTCGCGGTAGGTGTCATACCAGTTGCGAGGATCTACCAGTTTAACGGTGCGGCCCTGGAAGAGCCTTGTTGACTCGCGGCGAGCGTGGGCGGTGTCGGGCCCTAGCGGCAGGGTCATTTCCAGGCCCATATTCAGGAAGGTTTCCAGATATGGAGATTCTTTACCGGTCGTGGACCTTACGGCGGACTCGGTCATGCTCTTGAGATACGCCGAGAATAGATGGCCGGGGTTGGTGCTGACCTGGGAGTTAACCCAAAGGGTCTGGATGTCGCGGATCGGGTTAGTCACCAGCCCGAAACTAGCCCGCAGGCCAGTGGTTCCAGCCCGGAAGGTGCGAGCGGGGGTTTGCAGGAAGGTTTTACCCATCTTGCTAATCATGGTATTGCCCTTCATCTCCCAGACTTCCATGGCGTTGAGCGAGTTGAACAGCTTCGCGTCCATCTCATACCATTCCACTTTGCCCTCAGCGTTCAATACGGGCATGACGGGATTCTCACCCGGCTTGGGGTTTTGCGCGTCGGTGAAGAAGACAATAGCTTCCTTAGCCGTATCAATCGCTGTTGCTTCGTCCCATACGTCCTGAACGTCGTCCAGTAGGCCTAGCTTATCTAATCGGCGTCCAACATCCTTGAGGACGCTGTCAATCGTTCTGTGCAGGACAGCGGCTTTTTCTACGGGTACCTTCTCGACCAGGTGACCCATACCTGGGACTGACTGGGAGATCTCAAAGATACGGTCTAAGACATACCGCTGATGAGCAACTTTCATGATCTTTTCGGCGTTGGCGATCATAGCGGGGAAGGGGTCCAGGATTCGGCGGCCGCTGCCCCTGAGTCGGTTAGAGATTGATCCGCCACCACCCGACAAATATCTCTGGTCTAAAGCGTTGAATTCCCTTTGCAATGGGATATAGAAGCCTGGGTCTACATCACGGATCTTTTTAACCACATGGGCCAAAGACTCACTGGCCTCGGCGGCGTAGTTTAATACCCCATCGTTCCAGTCGTAGACGATCTGGGCGGCCTGGTTAAAATTATTGCTAGATAGGTCATGGATGATCTGCTCGGCGTCGGCAGCGGATAGTCCTGGATTTCGCCCATCCACATAGTTCGGGTCCTCCCAGAGGGCCTTGGCCCGCTTGGCCCACAAGAAGATAGTGAAGTCTTCCCGGGCTTTTGATCCTTGGATCAGGGTCTGGACGTCACCCAGAGGCCTGCCCACTTTCTCGCCCACCAGATTCAGCATTCCATGTGATACCGCTCTGGCGGCTCGGGCTGTGTGGGTCATACGGAAGACGGAGGCCATCTTGTAGGGGTTGTTTCTTAGGGCAAACTCGCTACCGTTCTTCTTCTCAGCCAGCTTAGAGAATCGGTCAAGGGGACCCAACATGTCAACATAACCGTCATAAATCGCGTTTTGGGAGAGTTCCTCTTGTGCCTGGCGAAACTGGTCGGTGATTGGCGAGGCCTTCTTTAGGCTGTTTTTCGCTCGCTCCTGGGAGCTCATGTCCCGCCATACCACGGCCAGTGCTTGGGCATCGTTCATTGGCTTGGCAATCTTAGGGTTGTTTTTCAGGAAGGTCTTAGGGAACCAGGCGTATAACTCCGGGGCCTTTCGCTGTGCGGTAGCGGGATCAGTGAGCCAGAGGCGGACAAATTCAGCCCAGCCCTCTTTCTTCCAGCCATTGTCGGGGCGATTGCCCGGGTATAGATCCTTGCCCAGGGCGGTGAGCTCACGTTGCATCTTGCCGGTAACAAATGGATTGCTGAACGGATTCTTAGAGGGAAAGCCAAAGAGGTATTTTTCCAGACCATGGGCCACTTCATGGGCCGCTACGGGTATATCATTGGCCTGGCGAAGGCGGAGCATCTCGGTCTCCATGTTGAACGTGCCTGCCACCTTCTTACCTTTAATGCGTCCGATCCGTATCTGCCCCTCTTGCTCGGCGGCCTTAAGGATTCCTGAGAAGGAGTCAATCACCTTCGGTGCGGTGGTTAATAGGGGTTTCTCACCAGCAGGTCTATTGTGTCTTGCTGGACGCGGGTAGGGTGGCTCTTCGCGGCCCTCAAAGAACGTGTCGTCACTAGCGGCGGGGGAAACATGTTTGCGGACGGGTGACTTGGCGATGGGGTTGTCGGTATCGTCCTCGGTGG